ATCTAATCAAATCATTGTCTAACATCCTGATGCGATCAATCAAGGCAATTAATACTGTATTTGCTTCACTTAAAACGGGTTCAATTTCTGTTGTTGCCCATTTCCATACATAATATACCATATAACCACCACCTACTGCAGCTATAATTGGAAATCCATATTTGTTTATTAAATCTACTAAATCCATTTAATCTTTCCTTGCATCATTTTTACCGTCTGCACGAGCAATACGGTCAACGTCCGGTTTAACACCTAAAGCATTACTAATTAATGTATCGATACGAATAATATCATGATTCATGGTCTTGACACGGTTGTCTAAAGCTGTTATAATTCCACTTAATCCTTTAACTGAACTCATTACTCCATTTAAAATGAATTTCATGGTAAGGAAGACGAAATAACCGCCAGCACATGCAGCTGCAATGGGAAAACCCACTTCAGCTATTAGGTTGAAGATGTCCATATTGGTGTCCGTAGCTTAGTAAATTACTAAAGTATTTATGCTTGACATACATCAAAGAATGATATATAATATGTAATTCGTGAAAAAAGGACTAATTATGAATATTATCGCATTAAAATTGATCACTGGTGAAGATGTTCTTGGTGAACTCGAATCAGAATCAGAAACACAATTCGTCATTGAAACTCCAGTTGGTATTTCAGTTGTTCGTGGTAAAGATGGTCAACCTAGTATTGGTTTTTCACCATTCCCACTTCATGCCGAACCTAAAACAGGTAACAAATTTACTTTCAATAAAAAACATGTAGTTTATAATTATGAACCTGCTGAAGATTTTATTAATAATTATAAACAAATCTTTGGTGCTGGTATTATCACTCCTAAAAAACAAATCATTACCGGATGAGAACCTTCTATACAAATGTCCAGAGTATAGGCAACAATATACTCTATCGTGGTGTTAAAGACGGTAAAAGATTTAAGGTTCAAATTAAATATGAACCAACCATGTATGTGCCTTCACGTAAGGTCACCAACTATACAACTTTGAGTGGTGATTATCTTGAACCATTCAAAGCTGGTGGTATTCGTGACACAAAAGAATTCATTAAAAAATATGAAGACGTTGATGGCTTTAAAATTTATGGTCAAAATAGATTTGAATATGCCTTTATTGCTGAACAGCATCCAGATATGGTTGAATGGGATCAAGATTCAATATCAATAGCAATTATCGATATTGAGGTTGGTTCAGAGAATGGTTTTCCAGACCCTTATAAAGCAGACGAACCTATTACGGCTATTGCCATTAAATATATTAATGGTGATATGATTGTATTTGGCTGTGGTGATTATCAAGTTAAAGGCACAGAAAAATATATCAAATGTCAAAATGAACATTCATTATGCCATAAATTTATGGAACTTTGGTCTAAAAAGTGTCCAGATATTATCACTGGTTGGAATACAAAATTCTTTGATATTCCATATATCATAAATCGATTTAGAAAAATACTTGGTGAAGATGAAACTAAAAAGTTATCACCATGGACATATATCTCTGAACGTAAAACGACAATTAATGGCCGAGAACTAATTGCATATGATATGCTCGGTGTTTCTGCACTTGATTATATTGAACTATACAAATGGTACGCACCTGGCGGTAAGTCACAAGAATCCTATAGATTGGATTATATTGCTGAAGTAGAACTTGGCAAAAACAAATTATCTTATGATGAATTCGATAATCTACATCAACTCTATAAAGAAAACTATCAAAAGTTTATTGAGTATAATATTGTTGACGTTGAACTCATTCAAGAACTTGAAGATAAACTTAAACTGTTAGAACTTGCCATGACTTTGGCTTATGACACTAAATCAAATTATGATGATGTGTTTGCTCAAACTCGTATGTGGGATTCATTAACATATAGTTATCTTCTCAAACAAAATATCATCGTTCCACCAAGAGAAATCAAATCTAAAGATTCGGCTTTTGAAGGTGCTTATGTTAAAGACCCACAAGTTGGTAAACATGATTGGGTGGCATCATTTGACTTGAATTCACTATATCCACATCTGATGATGCAATATAATATTTCACCAGAAACACTTATCGAACCTAAAGATTATACCGATGCTATGAGAGATATTATATCTCAAGGTGTTAATGTTGATAAGTTATTGAATAAACAAATCGACACATCTAAACTAGAAGGTGCAACAATTACTCCTAATGGCCAATTCTTTAGAACAGATATGCACGGTTTCTTGCCAAAGATGATGTTAGAAATGTATGAAGATCGTAAGAAGTTTAAAAAGATGGCATTGAAAGCTAAACAAGATTACGAAAACGAACAAGATGACAGTAAGAAATTTGAAATCTCAAAGAGAATCGCTAGATATGAAAATCTTCAATTGGCGAAAAAGGTCTCACTCAACTCTGCTTATGGTGCTCTTGGCAGTCAGTATTTCCGTTTCTATGATTTACGTATGGCTCTTGGCGTTACTACTGCTGGTCAATTAAGTATTCGTTGGATTGAAAACAAACTCAATGGATATATGAACAAATTGTTAAAAACAGAGGATGATTATGTTATTGCGTCTGACACGGATTCTATCTACCTCAAACTTAGTCCGTTGGTGGATGCAATCTACAAAGAAGAGAAGTCAACTACAAAAGTTATCTCCTTCATGGACAAAGTTTGTGAAACTAAAATTCAACCGTTTATTGATGATAGTTATAAAGAACTTGCGGATTATGTCCATGCTTATGAACAAAAGATGGAAATGAAACGTGAAGGCCTTTCAGATAAAGGTATCTGGACTGCCAAGAAACGATACATTCTAAATGTTCACAATAATGAAGGCGTTCAATACAAAGAACCTAAACTAAAAGTTATGGGTCTTGAGATGATTAAATCATCAACGCCATCTGTTATTCGTGGCAAGATGAAAGAATCTATTAAAGTGATGTTGAATGGTACTGAATATGATATTCAAAAGTTTATTGCTGACTTTAAAGAAGAATTCAAACATCTACCAGTCGAAGATATTTCTTTTCCAAGAAGCGTTAATGGCATTAAAGAATATGCTGATTCAACACACATATATAAGAAAGGCACACCGATGCACGTTAAAGGTGCATTGATTTACAATCACTTCTTAAAAGACTTTAAGCTAGATAAGAAATATCAATTAATTCAAAATGGCGAAAAGATTAAGTTTGTAAATCTTAAAATGCCTAACACATTTAATCAATCTGTAATCTCATTTCCAAATAGAATTCCTAAAGAATTTGATATAAGTAAATTTGTAGATTATGATTTACAGTTTGAGAAAACATTTTTGGATCCCATTAAGATTATTCTTGATTGTCTTGGTTGGGAAACAGAAAAACAAAGTTCATTGGAGGACTTCTTTTCATGATATACTTAACCTTTCTATCAGCATTCCTGTTATCAGGTATTGCTGGTTATTATTCAATCGTTGGTTTAGCACTTATATTCCCTGGTGCTTTTTGGCCTGTTGTAGTTATGGGAAGTGCATTAGAATTTTCTAAATTAGTTACAGCCTCATGGTTATATCGTAATTGGAAAGAAGCACCTGTATTACTTAAAACATATCTAACGGCTGCCGTTTGTATTCTCATGCTGATTACATCAATGGGTATTTTTGGCTTTCTATCGAAAGCACACATTGAACATTCCGTAGAATTGGGTCCTATTGCTGATAAAGTTGCCATCTATGATGAAAGAATTAGCACACTCAAACAAAGAATGGATGAAAATAAACGAACCATTAAAACAATGGATGATTCTGTCGATCAAATTCTATCACGTTCAACATCAGAAGAATCAGCTACTAAATCAGTAACAATTAGAAAATCACAACAAAAAGAAAGAACACGATTAGCTAATGACAATACTCAAATTCAAAAAGAGATAGCCAAGATACAAGAAGAAAAAGCACCAATTATGGCTTCATTAAGAAAGACTGAAGCTGATGTTGGCCCTATCAAATATGTTGCTGAATTGATTTATGGTGCTGCTGATTCTGGTATTATTGATAAAGCAGTAAGATTGGTAATAATGATAATTATGGTTGTGTTCGACCCATTAGCTGTGTTATTATTAATAGCTGCCAACTTAACTCTTACGCTTGGTAAAAAGAAAGAAGAAATAGAAGGTTGGCATCAAGAATCGGTACCAGATAGTGAAGCATGGCCAAAATATGAACTTGATGATGGACCATTAACTGATGAACAATATCAACAAATTAATGAAATTGCTTGGCCAGATGATGACAGTCGTGCAGATATTATAGGTCAAAACGGTAATGATGGCGACCATTATGGTGAAGTTGATAAAAATACAGTAGAAGTTGAAAAAGAAAACATAACTAATATAGATGAACCTATTATAGATGATATTAATGAATATCAAAGTCCAGCAAAACAAAAAATAGAAACACATCACGCACCAGGAATTTACGAAGAAGAACCCGCACCTTTTGACCATGTTAAATATAAATGAAGAGGAAATTGAAATGAGCATTTTAGATAAAATTAAAAAGAATACAAGTATTAAAGACGCAGCTATTCTGTCACATTCTAAATTCTTTACTGAAAAGGATAT